ATTGGATCTACTGGTGCCACTGGTGCTACTGGTGCTCAAGGCGTGGCTGGTGACACAGGCGCGACCGGAGAAACAGGGGCTACGGGGGTGCAGGGAGATGTCGGTCCTGCTGGCTCCACTGGTCCCATGGGTGCATCAGGGGCAACAGGGCCGCAGGGAGATAGTGGTATGCAAGGTGCTACTGGCGCTACAGGGGTTCAAGGTGCCACTGGAGTGCAAGGTGATATTGGTGCCACTGGAGCAACTGGCCCGCAAGGGGATGCAGGATCGCAAGGAGCCACTGGAGCGCAAGGGGAAACGGGCGCCACGGGAACGCAGGGAGAAGCGGGAGCCACTGGAGTGCAGGGGGCGACGGGGGCCACTGGAGTGCAAGGGGCAACGGGAGCCACTGGAGTGCAGGGAGATGCTGGTGGCATTGGTGCAACTGGTGCCACTGGGCCTCAGGGAAATGTTGGTTCTATTGGCGCCACAGGCGCAACTGGTTCACAAGGCGAAATTGGTTTAACGGGCGTCACTGGAGCCACTGGGCCACAGGGCGAAGCTGGATCCATAGGGGCAACAGGCGCAACTGGCCCGCAAGGGGATGCTGGAACCACTGGGGCTACTGGGCCACAAGGAGATGCTGGATCCCCGGGGGCAACGGGCGCTACAGGACCGGGGGGAGGCATTGGTGCTACTGGCGCCACAGGAGCGACAGGACCTCAGGGCGACGCTGGGAGTATCGGCGCCACTGGGGCAACGGGCGCTACAGGGCCGCAAGGGGACGTTGGAGCCACTGGAGCCACTGGCGCTGGAACCACTGGTGCTACAGGGCCTGCAGGAGCCACTGGAGCCACTGGTGTTGTTACGGTGCGAGCAGTGGCCGCAGCAGCCACCACTGGAACACTCACCCCTGATGCTGATACGACTGACTTGTATGTGGCAGAGGGCTTGACTGGTGCCATTACTTTAGCTGCTCCTAGTGGCACGCCGTCTAATGGCCAAAAGCTGCTAATCCGATTGAAGGACAATGGCACTGCTCGCGGCATCACCTGGACCACATCATCCGGTGGGTATCGCGCCATTGGCATCACACTTCCCACTACAACAGTAATTAACAAAACCACCTACGTCGGCTGCGTCTATAACAGCGCTGATTCCTTTTGGGATGCAGTGGCTACAGTCACTCAAGCCTGATGCCAATCATGAAAATCGACTTTGAGTTCACCACCCCCTACGGCGTGTTCCGTGATGCGTTGCACCTTAACAGCAATCGTGAGTTTAGTGAAGCCGAGATTATGGCTCTCAAGCAAGAGCGTTTGAACAACTGGCTTTATGCCATCGAAAATCCACCGGCTTTTGAAGCTGAGATCGTCGAGCTAGGTGGCGTGCAATATCAAAAGATTGAAACGGACGGTCGGATTGAGTTGAAGCCGCTGGAGGATTGATCCATGGCAGACCGTTATTGGGTTGGTGGCACAGCCTCGTGGGATGGTACCGCTGGCACTAAATGGGCGGCGACATCGGGCGGCGCTGGCGGCGCAACGGTGCCGACCACGGCAGATGATGTGTTTTTCGACGGAAGTTCTACTGGCACGATTACGATTGCCACCGGCAACACTGGAGCTAAAAGCATCAACTGCACTGGTTTTGCTGATACTATTACCGGCAGTGCAAACATCACGGTAGCTGGCAGCGTCACACTTGTGGCGGCCATGACTTACACTCACGCGGGCACGGTAACATTCACTGGAACTGGCACGTTAACAACGGCCGGGAAGACATTTGGCAATGTCAATGTTAACGGTGGGGGCATCACGCTAACTCTTGGCGATGCTCTTAATATGCCAACTCGAAGCATTACAATCATAGCAGGCACTTTTGATACAGGCAATTATTCTATTAGTTGCGGCGCGTTCTCTTCGAGCAACTCAATCACGAGGACAATTAATCTGGGCTCGTCTACAATTACGCTGATGAGTGGTGGTACAGTTTGGAGTCTGTCAACAACGACCAATTTAACTTTTAACGCAGGAACATCTCTCATAAATGCTACTGCAGCCGTCGCTCAGTTCCTAGGCTCGTTAACTTTTCACGATGTTACTTTTAGCAGCACAAGCCCTGGATTTAGAAACATCGTTAATGCTTGCACTTTCAACAATCTCACCCTAAACACCTCTGCCACAGGTTTCAGCCAGCTTGTCGTCAATGCTGATCAGACGATCAATGGCACTTTCACCTGCGCCGGCAGCTCCTTTGCACAACGAGGTTTCGTTCGTTCTAATGTGCCCGGCAGCGCCCGTACCATTACAGCCGCAGTCATTTTGGCTGATGACTGTGACTTTCAAGACATCACGATTGCCGGTGCTGCCTCTCCAATTTCACCAACTCGCGCCGGAGATGGTGGCGGGAATACTAATATCACGTTTCCTGCGGCAAAAACGGTTTATCGCGTTGGCGCTGACACCACTTGGCAGGGAAGCTCTAGCTGGGCATTAACCTCTGGTGGCACAGGATCAAATGATAATTTCCCATTGGCGCAAGATACTGTTGTTATTAACGACGATACAACTCTCACTGGAACGCTAGTGGCTGGCGGCTTCAACGTTGGCACCTTAGACTGCTCCAATCGCACCAATGCAATCACACTAAATTTCAGTGCTGCATCAAATAGATATGGCTCTCACACTTTCAGCTCCGCCATAACTTTAACGGGCACAGCAGGACAAGCATTCATGGGCAGTGGTACGATGTACTTTACCAGTGCCGGAAGAACCGTAAGTTTTCCCCTTACAGTAGACACGTCTAGCGGTACGGTTATACTCGGGGATGCTTTTAACTCAACCCAGGCAATAACCTTGACACGAGGCACGTTTAACGCGAATAATTACAATGTTACCTGCCTTTCTGCGTCCATTACTGGCCTCGGCCAGCGTACTCTTACGATGGGCAGCGGACTCTGGACATTAAGCGGAGTTGGCATTGTATGGAGTGCTGCCACGACAATCAATCTGACATTTAATAAAGACACCGCTAACATCTTGCTATCAAACAACTCCACTACAGCTAGAAGTTTTACAGGCGGCTCATTGTCCTATAACACTGTCACCATCGGAGGCTCTAGCGCCACGTCCATAACAACATTTACCGTAATTTCCACCACTTCATTCGCTGAACTAGCCTCAACAAAAGCAGTTGCACACACTATTAGATTTTCTGCAAATTTTGGCACTATTGGCACGTGGTCCATCACAGGCACCTCCGGCAATGTCGTCACCGTCAATAGCTCTGTCGCTGGCGCTCGTCGCACCTTTACGCTCACCAACGTCACCAGCGGCATTGACCATCTCTCAGTTCAGGATATCGGCGTGACCGATGCCAACCGCTTCTACGTTGGCGCCAATTCCATTGACAATGGCAACAACAACAATGTAATTTTTACAGCCGCGCCTACGGCTGAAGCCACTGGTAACATGATCATGCTTTTCCACTAATCTTTTACTGATGCGCCTCCACCTCATCGGCATTTTTCACACTCAAGCGACAAATGACTATTCGCATTGTGCGTTCACGGGCAAGGCGCTACGCTTTCCTCGCATGATGCAAGCACAAGGCTATGACGTAATAGAGTATGCAAACGAGGGAAGCAAAGCAAACGCTACAGAGCATGTGCAAATGCTTACCAGAGAAGAGTTTGATAATTGTTATTCCCGTCGCAAGCACACTGATTTCTATGGAGACCAGGCCATTATTGGGAGTCCAGCGCACCAGCTATTTGAAGGCCGACTTATCACTGCATTAAATAATCGCTTAGGCAAGGAAGATATCATCTGTCATCCATTCGGCCACGCCCATCAGCGATTGATGGACGAATTTCCTCATCATCAACATGTTGAAACCGGCATCGGCTACCCTACTCTCATGCCAAATAGCTTTCGTATTTTTGAAAGTTACGCTTGGATGCACTATCACCAAGGGAAAGAAGGTCGCAATGGAAGGAACTACGAATGGGTGGTGCCGAACTATTTTGATTTAGACGAATGGGAGCCATGCTATGAACAAGGGCAGTATTTAGCTTTCTTGGGGCGCATTTGCTCTGGGAAAGGCATGGACACCATTAAGGAAATTGCAAATCATAGTCCGTGGCCCATTGTTATTCACGGTCAAGGAGATCCATCGCCATGGTCCCATCCCAATATCATTTACAAAGGCCCAATTTCAGGCAGGAAGCGCTCTACTTTTTTGCGCAATGCTAGAGCCGCTTTAATGCCGACAAACTTTACTGAGCCATTTGGTGGCAGTGGTGTAGAGGCAATGCTTTGCGGCACCCCGTTAATTGCCGTTGATTATGGTGCTTTCACTGAAACAATCATTGAAGGCGTGTCTGGCTTTAGGTGTCATACGCTGCAAGACTGGCTTGATGCAATTCACAATGTTGATCGGCTTGACAGGAAAGAGATTGCCAATAGTGCGCGTTGTCGGTATAGCTTGGAAGCTTGTGGAAAAAGGTATGATGCAATCTTTCAAAGCATCAATAATCTATGGAGAGAAGGATGGTATCATTTGAGGAATGAAGCTACCCATTTCGTTAGTCCGTGACCAACTTCAGCTCTCGCCAGCAGCAAATCGCGCGGATCGGCAAAGCCACGCAAGTGCTCATTTCCCTAGACGGCTCGCCCATGTCAAAACAAAAACCTGTTGAGGCCATTCATTACTGGTATGATTGCTATGCCAGAAGCAAGAGCAATGACCACCCCTGAAATGCCTGCCTTGAACCAATGGTTAAGCAGCCCTGAGCTGCAAGAATTGCGCGAGGCATGGCAATCGTTTGAACGCACAGAACAAGCGCAAGATCAAGCCTGGTGGGATGGGCTCAATGGAGAAGAAAGGGCTAGGGCGCTGCGACAAGTGGCGAAGCTCATGCACCAAGCAGAAATCAAGGATCGAGGCTCCTATCGCCATGCCATGTACGAAGTGTTTGGCGTTGACTATTGCGACGGCTTAGCACACTACATGGGGCTGCACAGCATGCTTCACAAAGGCATGGAAGCCAATCAGTCGTCTTGATCAAGCCGCCAAGTGATGCGAAGTTCGCCGCCCAGTGCCTTCACTTCTTCTGAAGCGTCTGGGGCGGCTTCTCTGACGATCATCACGCTAGGAATCACGGCATCAGGCAGGGGAGTGACAGTGGCATCAGGAAATAGCTCCTGAGCCTTTTGTGCAAGCGTTTCTGCACGATGCTCCCGCTCTTCCCTTTCCCATTGCTCCTTTAGTTGAACGGCTTGTTCGTCTACTTTCTGAAGCGTGAGGAAAGTCTTCCATGCCACCCACGACGGCTTGCAATAGTCAAGGACAAGCTTTAGCCAAGAGCGCCATTGCGGGAAGCGCTGCATAAGCCACAAGGCCAGCTCATAGCACAATGCTTGGAGAACAATGGTTTGGCTCATGGTCTTACAATCATTCCCCATCCATCGCCCCCTTTTACTTCCCAGCGCGGCAGCCAGTATTGATTAGGGAAAGCGGCATACTTGCCGCCTTGTGCATTTGGGTGGCCGCCGCGAACGAGATCGGGAGCCCCGTAGGGATCGTGCATGATCACGCCTCCATTGCTTAGCCCAACAACAACGCTCCAATGGCCGCCTCCAGTGGGTCTGCGATAGTTTCCATGGTGCAGCCATCCAACAGCCACGGGATGGCCCGCTTTGATTTCTGCCTCCAGATCAGCCAGCACGAGATTTTGCCGGAATGTAGGCTTTAGCCCAAGACTTTGCAGAGCTTTAATTTGTGCCGTGGCATTGGTGGAATCACCAAACCGCTCTCTGATTTTGTTGTATTCATCATCGCCCTTCACCTTCCCGTAGAAGGCCGCCACCATCGCGCAGGAGCTGCTGAAGCACTCCCGAAAGCCCTGTCCCGAGGCATTGTCCCGCTGAGACAAATAGGGCACCTGCAGGGGATTCTGGAAGGCCTGGGGACCATTCCGAAAACGCCTTGCAAATTCCTGCAGCACTGCCGTGGATTGCTGGCTTTGCAGCCATTGCCAAGCGCTTTGCTGATGCGGCAGCTCTTTGTAGAACTTGGCAGCATCAGAAAGGACAATGGAGGGAGGAGCGGAGGGCATCGTCAGTGGTGCGTATTGATTCATCAAGCGGATGAGCTTATCTGCGTAGGTAGGATCTGTTGCATAGCCTTCACTTTGCAGCATTTTGGCAGCAGCTTCCCTGCGCGGCGCATGATTCACGCCCTTGTAGCCCTTCCAATCGAGATACCAGCGGCTGACTAGATATTCAATGCAAGCGGAAAGACTGGGAAAGTCAATGAAGCCCGCTTTAATCGTCACCCACTTCCCATCGTAAAATTCTTGCGTGGTGCTGACAGTGCCGTCCCCTCCTGATCCGGCTTTTAACCCAAAAAAATTATTTTTAGCGGCGACATGCTTGCCAAAACCACTTTCCAGCGCCCATTGGGCAGCAACAAGCTCAGGAAATTTGGCGCCCATACGCTTGGCATGGGCGCTCACACCTTCCCAGGAATTGGCGACGATCACGGCTGGCTCACCTGCCCGTGCGAAAGATTGCCTTGAGACCAGTCAGGATTAGTTGGATGATGTTGTTGCTTTTCCAAGGTGTGCGCTCAATCACTTGGTCAGCAGCGGCAACAAGAATGCCGCCAATCACGAACCATTCAATGGCTTCCATGGTAGGGAGAGCAATGTTTCTCTTAGCCTAGCAGACTATTTTCGCACTTCCAGAGTCCTCACGCGAGCTTCTAGCTCTCTGACGGATAGCGTGAGCGTATCGAGGTTTTTAGTGATGCTTTCAATTTGAGTGACAAGACGAATTTGCTGATTGCTAATGGTAATCATCATGCCGCCGCAAGCCATGAGCATTGCAGCCGTGATTGTCGTGGCAATCTTAGTCAGACTGCTTGCCCAGTCGTCCATTGCTATGGGAGCATGGTTTGTTCTTTCTATGCTACAAAACGCTTGCTTGTCTTGGAGGCTAAGCTAAGGGAAAGGCAGTTGTCTTATGGGAAGGAATCATGGCCCCGATGCGCTCCTTCACTCTCTCATTGAACTAAGACCTTCTGAAGCCAAAAGACGATTCCGCAAAAGCATTTTTGAAGACTATCCACTGCGAGGACCGCTCGGGCATTGCGCATGTGCCTATTGCGGCAAGTGGAACGAAAAACTAACGCTTGATCACATTGTGCCCAAAAGCAGTGGTGGTCCGCATTTTGCAAAGTATAACTTAGCGCCATCTTGTTTCGCTTGTAATTCGTCCAAGGGAAGCCAGCGCATTTTTGAATGGTGGCGGCCTAAGGAATTTTGGACAGAAGAACGAGAGCGCACGCTACTTGCCTGGATTCATTCTCATAGTTTTGTCAGTGCTCACACTGCACTGAAAGAGCATGAGGCATGGATGGAACAAACGCAGCGCATTTTGCCAGTGCATGAAAAAGGGGCTCAACAGCCCCTGTTTCTTGGGCAATGGTTAGCGGCTTAACGGTCGCAAATTGGAGCAAACATCGGCTCGCTCGGTCCTTGTCTAATTTCAGGCAATGGGCAGAAGCCATCAGGGCAGCCACTGCTTTGAAGGTAGTCATCAGGGTCATAATCCACCTTTTGTTTCTTTTCCATTGTCTTTCGGTAGGCGACTTCAGCAATCGAATGTAGCTCGTCAATCGAATGTAGCTCGTCTTCTTCGACCTCAAGGTCTTCAATGAGGCGGGTCAAATACCACTGAGCTTTTCGTAAATCTTCGCAACCATTTTTATGCTCATAGCGCCAAAGGTATTTAATGCAATTTGCTTTCAAGAAACCACGAAAAGCTTCCTGGCTCATTGAGCTTTCAATGGCGTCAATACATTCAATGCCGCCTTGGCAATAATGCTGCGGCTGATTTACGGGATCGTGCATGGTTCAGAATTGGTAGTTGTTGGTCTCAAAAGCAGCAAAGGCTTCAGGGGCAATGGGGCGAGCAAGTTCAAGCAAGGCTTCAGCATAAGCAGTGATTTCCGCTTGGGCGCCCTTGCCAAGCCGCAAGCTCAAGAAATGAAGAAGAGCCTGCAGCGAGCAGGTCCAGACGAAGCTTGTATAGAGCGCAGCAGGAAGCACGGCACGAGCCTGCTCCTTGCTCACTCCCATGGCTACAAGCTCTTCGTAGGCCGCTTTGGACGTTGCTAAGGCCTCTTTGTAGAGAATGACAGCACGAGACTGCCCACTGGTTGACAGCGGCTCTCCAGAGGCTTGACGGTTGCTTTCGGCTTGCCTCAGAAACTGGCTGGGCATGTAGAACTGAGCATCCTCTGCTGAGCAATAGCGAAAGCTCTTCTCGTTCCAGCCCAGTTGATCATCAACATAAGTGGAGGCAACAGTGTGCTTCCACCACTGCCTAGCAATGAACAATGGTGCCTTCACAAACCACTTAAATACCACGCCACGAAACGGGCTTGTATGGTGCTCGCGGGCTAGATAGTTGAGCAGCTTTTCATCCTTTGCTTCCCATTGATCTTTTCTGTTGTCAAAGCTTTGACGAGCATCATTGACCACGGACAAACTATTGCCCATGGAATCAACAAGCGTCACAAGGCTTTGACCATCTTGCAGGGGATCAAGCTTCTGCATGGCTTTCCTCCGCTGCTCGCTCTCTTGCTTCTGCAACCAATTGAGCCAGAGCAGTATGAGCACGATGACGAGCATCCATCATTGCTATGGCCATGTAGTAGGCGGAGCTAGCTATGCCATCGCACCAATTATCAAGAGTTTCCTGATCTTCTGGCAATGTTTCCGGGGCGTAGGAGACTGCAAGAGCGCTCATGGCATGGAGGGCGAAATCGTCCACAAGATCAATCAAGGAAGAATCGCAGGGAATGGTTTCAGGCTTGGTCATTGAGGAATGAGGGCAATGGGGCGGATGCGTTGAATTGCCACTGTACCAGAGACGGAAGTATCTTCTCGGTCCCAGGCGACCATAGCTGCCTTTCTTCCATTGAGCTTAATGAAGCCTTGGAAGCTTCCAAAGATGCCTGTTGGCACCAGACCAGCCCCCGTGAAGGCGACCAGCACCACTCGTTCTCCAATGGTCCAGACATAGCGTTTCGGCAACCGTGGCAGTCTATGCCTTTGGCTCTGCGGGCGCAAGGGGATGGGGCAG